GCGTTTGATGCAAGGGAAAAACAAGATGCAGAAATATATTTAAACTATGCGTTTTTTCGTAAGGGTAAAATCAAACTTGAAGGCTGTACATTAAAACTAAACAAACCACACACATACAAGCTGACCTTTTATGGTGAAACCGTAAACCTAAAAGATTTAATAGGCGATGCCTTACTTGGTGATTTGCCTTTACTTGCTGGTACACTAAAGGTTTGGCTAAACTCTAAAAATATCTTTGAAATATCTTTTACGTCCTGTATAGATTGTGAAAGGGTTATACTTTCATCCTTAAACAATTCTACTTCTTGTCCTTCTATGTAAAGCTGTAATGCTATCATCTAACGTTGTTCATTTTATTAAATGCAAAATCAAAGTCTATTGTGTAATTTATTAGTTTGTCATTTAATGAACTTTTAACTGTAAAGTCTTTTGATGTTGGTATAATCGGTAGTGTTTTGTTTTCGTAACGTATCCAAACATTTTCTGCTAAAAACAATTCTTCTATAACCTCAACCATATCTTCTACAACAAACCCTGTGTTTAGTTTTAAAGAACCAACTGCATTTATATTATACCTTGTTTGCTGTCCGCTATAAGTGTTATATGTAACAGAACTATTTTGTATTGTATTGCTTTTGTATTTTTCATCTGTTACGTTAAATGTTTCTACTGTCTTTTTAAAGAAGTAAAAATCCTGATACGCACCGTAGCGGTTTACAAACGTAACCTTGTAAGGTGTAAACTTTGGCTCACATACGTTGTTTACAGTAATTGTTTTTTTAAGCGTTGTTTTATCAGTAGCATAAACTTTAATAGTATTACTATTTTGTGGAATTGTTATATAAAGAATTTTTTCTGCTGAATTATTACAATTAGCTGCTGAATAATTTCCATCATTACCCCTACAAAGTCCACTACCATTAACAATGTCTGTAGTAGTAGAGTCTATTATAACCTTACCTACTGTAGCTGCATACAATGGCAACTTACCTGCTGTACCTTCTGGCAAGTATATGTTTGTGTTGCTAATTAAATCAAACGCATCTGTAAGCTGTGGGTTTATTTCTTCTTGAAAATAACCGTAACCATCAAATGCTAAATATGTGTCTGTTAATGGGCTTCCGTAGGTAAATACTTGGTCTGTATCGTCAGATAGTGTTGCTATTGTTGTTACCCATATAGTTCTTGATAAATAGTCATCATTAAAAGTAATGTCTATATAATCCCTAACTAATTCAGCTATTTCAAACAACACTTTAGTTTGACCTGTAATGATTTCTTTTTGTAGTTCATATACTAAATCAGTATCTGAATAACTACCAGAAGTACCTGAATAAACGTATATTTTTAAATCTACTGTTTTTAAATTTGCCATATTATTTATATTTCGTAACCATCACCATTTCCACCGCCACCGCAGTTCCAGATATAAACTTCATTTATAACTCCGTTTTGACCTATTCGCCATATATAAAAATCCCCTGAATTAGAAGTTAAACTTGATGTGTCTCTTTGTTTGCTGACAACATAGTAAAGGTCTTGACCGTTAAACAATTTAAATGCATTGCCAACTGCATCCGTTTGCGCTACTGTTTCGTATGTAGCATCTTCAATATCTGTTGCTGTTGATTTAACACGTGTTGTTCTTGACAAATTAAAACCTGACAAGCAAAAATCGGCAGGATCACTACCTACAAAATCTAATGCTATATAATAATCAACATTACCAAATACAGGAACTTGTGCAGGTTGTAAAACACCAACAATGTCACAGCCTCCAGATTTAGTACTACCAGCATTTGCAAAACCGTCAGGTATTGTAATACTTAAATTTATTGTTCGTGGTGTATCTGTATCAACAGGATCAAATCTTACAGGTGTAACACCTATAATGGTTCCTTTTTCAGCAGTACCTACATTAATAGTTCCTGTGTCATAAATTTGTTGCCCACTAAATCCAGCATCATTACAGGTAAATGTCGGTAGGCTTGTGCCTTGTTGTACAAGTTGTTTAGGACAACGAAGTGTATCACCTGCGTTTGAATAACCTGCTGGTACTGTAAAATTAAAGTAGATTGTTACGTTTTGTGAAGAACTGCCTGTGTTTGCAGAAACAGATGTTATTGCTGCACCACCTTCTGTAAGGCTCATAGAATCAATAGGTACTAAAGCATCAGGCTGTGTTATTACACCTGCTGCTGTAATTGAACCACCAACTAAACCTACTGATGTTACGCCTGACGAACTTGAACAACCTAAAGAATTTACTGACGTTACTGTAACCTGTATAGCCTGTATAGCAGTACAAGTGTTTGCATCGTTGTCAAAAGCCCTAACAAGAACATCTTCTACACCTCCTACATTTAAAGATGTAAGTGTAAGTGTTGAACCTGTAATGCTCATCTGTACAAAACTTGGATAATAGTTTATAGCTGTATAACCTGCAATAGCAGATGAACCTTGTGTAAAATAAGAAGCTAAATTTATTGTTACTGTATTACCACCTGATGCTATGCTTTGGTTTGGTATTGAACCGTTTGTAGTCGGGCCACCTGAACAACTTGGTGTAGCACCACTTGTAACCTTTGCAGGTTGTTCTGTTTGTAATGAGCAATCTATTGTTGCTGCTGATGTGTTGCTAAATCCTGACGGTATGTTTATTTTAAACACTACCGTTCGTGTTGTAGCTGTTGTAACTGTTGCATACTTGCCATTGCTAAAACCAGAATCACTACTTGTAAAAGATTTAATTGATCCAAAAGCAAGTGTAGGTTCTGTAATTACACCTTCTTGATCTACTTCAAACCCTGTGGCATTTGCTACTGTACAAGTAAATTCTGGTGTAGGTACAGCAGGTGTTGTATATGATAGGTAAAATGGACTACGTGCGTTTATTTTACTCATTGTGTAAATTGTATTAAATCGTCTATGTCAAGTGCAAACTTGTCTGCAAGGTTATCTTCTAACTTAACAAGGTTTTGTTCAAATGGTTTTGTAAAAAAGAAACTTGCCCTTAAACCTTTTTCAAATATGCTTTTGGCTAATATGTAACCTATGCTTTTATAGTTGCCTTTTTTAAATCTGCCTTTTTCATCCCTTAACCTAATGTTTTTTGCTTTTGCCCATTCTGCTAACGGTTGTGATGGTGGTCTTTTATTGGTGTAACTAAACCTACTGTTTTTGCTTTTATCGTATGTTGTTTTACTACCCCTTACACCTTCGTCTTGATATACACCATATTCTGCCATATAAAACTGTAGGTCTAAACCCTTAATACTATAGTCTAAACTATTAGATAGCTGACCACTTAAATTACCTGTTATAAACCTATTCTTTTTGTGTCTGGCTAAATTACCCTTTGCTTGTTTAATTACGCTGTTAGCAAAATCATATAGGGCTTGTCTTGTTTGTTCAAATTCCATTAGCTACAAATTGTCATATCGTTTTGTGTAATCACATCAAAGGTTGCTGTCCAACCTGCTAACTTGTTTTCAAACCTATCTACAAAAGGTTCACAGCTTACATCACCATCTATTTGATATAACTGTGTGTATAGATCACCACGTTGTAACTCGTTTATTACCCTTGTAAGAACTGCTAATTGTGTGTTAAGTACATCTTGTTCGTTGTCGTTACCCACAAACTTGTCTGTAGTTTCAGCTTTGCTAATATCAACAATGTCCATAGCTACTACCGACATATTAAAAGTAGTTGTCTTTGTGCCTACCGTTGCGTTGTTTACTATAATGTGTGATAACGGAAATATTGTTTGTTTGTCTAAATCAATATCTGCCAAGTTGCCAAAGGTAACTGTCTTTACAAATGGCTCACCTGCAAATGCTGTTTTTAGTTGCGTTGTAACATTGTAAAAACCTTTCATTTCTTATTTATTAGTTTACGTTCTAATTCGTTTTTTTCTTTTTCAAATGCCAAATAAACAAAAGCTGTATGTGCTTTTAATTTGGTAACCTCGTCAAACTTGGTAACATCGCCTTTAGCCAATCCATACACTGACTGCATCCAACCCCACTTTGATCCAAAATTTGCTGTTGTTCCGTAGTCAGGTTGTCCTGCATTTCCCTGCTCAAATAGTTCAGGGTAGTTTGTAGCAACTCGTTGTTTAAATTGTAAAAAAAAACCAAGCAACCCATTACAACATCTAAAGGCATTTGTTTAAATGCTTCTGCGTGTTTGCTACCTTCGTAATCTTCTATCTGGTATCTGTTATCTTTTTTGACTGTAACCTGTCTGTATAAAACACTCATTGCTTTGTGCATAGTTTGCCAATCGCTTAATGTATTATCAAGGTCTATATATTCACCTAACGTCATATCATCCAGCTTTGGTATAAAACCATAGGTAACACCATTTAAATCAAACGTAGGTATTAGTTTTGGGTCTTGATCAAACATTACGTTAAGATCGTTTATAATCTGCTGAACATAGGTAAATTTAATCTTTGCAATATCCTTTAAATCAAGGTTGCAAAATATTTCAACCATTTTATGCAGCAAGAAGCTAGTGTTAGAATTATCATCCGTATTGATAGCTTCAAACTTTTGGTATTGTTCTAACGTAATATCGTTTAATGATTGTGGTACTAAAATATCAATCTTCATATTAATACAATAAGATTTGCTAATTTATGTATAAAAAGAAAGGGGCAACATTACTGCAACCCCTAACTAAAACAAACCAAATGAAAAACTATTTAAACGTATTATACATATATGCGTATAACTCATCTATTTTATTACCAAGCTGCATACTGCTTTGCTTGTATTCTTCTGTACCTTGTTGTATGTTCTTTTGTATATTTAGATTTATTCTGCATTTAGGTGAATCACCCCTTTTAGTAGGTTTTACCTCAACAAAGTATCCGTTATCCCAGCACCACTTCCTGTGTATCCAAGGTCTAAAAAAGTCTTGATCTAAAGCCATATCCAAAAAACAAGTTTAACAAATGCAAATATGCCTACATAGGCTGCACCCATAAATATAAACATTTCTTTTGTAGCTTTCTTTAAAGCCCTTTTGTTTTCTTTAGATGTAATTTGTTTTACCATCTTGTATTCGTAACTGTCTTGTATTCGTTTCATATTATTGTATTTAAAAAGGGGTACTCACTTGAGTTACGTTTCATAGTAGACTCGGGATTTTAACCCTGTACCCCCATATTTTGTTTTTAATTATATTTCTTTAATTGTATCTCGTGTTAATTGGTCTAACTCTTCGTGGTTTAGGTCAGTATTGTTTTCTTTGTACCAGTTGTAAATTTCAGTGTATTTTTCCATTGTGTTATTGTTTTATGATGTAAATATATAACCTTTTTTTTAATTAACAAATAATAAACAAAATATTTTTAATAAATGTGATATTCACCTTTGTGTGGGTTTTCTAATACGCTGCTTAATATATAACGTGCTGCATCTATATTGTGATCCCCTGACGTTGGGTTAGGCTTTTGTAGGGTGTTACCTTGTTTGTCTTGCATCCATATATAGCCACGTAGTTCTTTTATTAGGTTCTTGCTTCTTTGTGTAACATATATCTTGTTCTGGTTTATTAGGTTTATACCATATACTATAGAATCCCTGCCCTTGCTTACAGGGTAAACTAAATGTCCATACGATAACAACTCGGCAATAGATTTTGGTTCTGCACTATCTGCATAAATTATATCGTTTACCTCGTTGTTTTTTAAGAACTGACTAATATCACTATTTAGCATACCCTTACGACATAGCACTTCATCAAATATGTAGGCTTCGTTGTATTTGTAAAGTGCAACTAAAGATGTAGGATCAACACTATATCCAAAGTCCATTCCGTAACCAAGTAAACGTGCTTTATCTGTTACTTCAGGTATTTCATTCCAATCAGGTATACATACACCTTCTAATGATCCTGTAAGACCTAAACCATACACACGCCACCAATTAGACCAATACGTGGAGGTTTGTGCTTTAGCTTTAGCCTTTTCTATTTCATTTACTATTGTAGTTGGTAATGCTGTGTTTTCTTTATAGGTTAATGTAACGTAGTTTGCATCTTGGTTTCCTACTAATTCTTTGTCAACCCAAAAAGATGATACAGGGTTATAGTCAAGCCATATTATACCGCTTGTTCTTACAGCTAACTGCTGGTATGATTCAAAGTTTATATTGTTGCACTCGTTTACATACAGGTCTGTACGCCTTGCACCACGCAGCTTATCTGGCTG